AAACGGCTGGACAGAAATTATCGGTGGACTAAAACAGGGAACAGTATCCCTAGACTTCCACAGCGGATACGCCGCTGGTGAAATCAACACCGTTCTAAACCCGCTACTTGGAACAATCGCAACCGTCACAATCAACCCAAACGGAACCGCAACGTCTTCAACTAACCCAGCGTGGACTGCGCTTGTTCACGTGAACAGCGTGACTCCAGTAGCCGGGGCAGTTGGCGACCTAGCTACGTTCTCAGTTTCTTACCCAACTTCGGGTTCCGTATCCTTCGCAACCGCATAAGGCAAGAGAATGAAACTAACCCTACGCATTGAATTCGCAGACGGAACACACAAAGACGTTCTTGTATCGGCTCCCGATATGGTGGCGTTTGAAGACAAGTACGACGTTTCAATAGCAAAACTAGACGACCCAAAAATGGGCTGGTTGTTATTCTTGGCTTGGCATTCTGAAAAGCGCAAGAAGCAAACAGACAAAGAATTCGAAGCTTGGCTTGAACTAGTAGACGCCATTGGAGCAACAGAAGACCCAAAAGTAACAAAATAGTCGGACTAGGCGATAGCTCCGCTCATTGGTTCATAGCTTCCCTAGCGGTCGAGTCCGGAATTCCTCCAAGTGTTTTATTGGAGCAATCCGACCGAATGCTTTGGACAATGAACAGGTGGCTTGTCGCTAAGAACCTTCCACCGCGATAAGGAAGTCCCCTGCTTCGGCAGGGGCTTCTTTATTTGGATTCGGTAGAATAGAAGAAAAGAAGGCTGGTTGAAATGCTACGAGTAGATGTTGAAGGCATAGGCGCAACCGTCAACGAACTAAAAAAGTTCGAACCCCAACTCTTCGCACAAATGAGAAAAGAAATCATAAACGAACCCGGCGTAGCTTCTGTTATTTCTTCCATAGAATCTAAGGTTCCAATAGTTTCCCCGTTAGTAGGAAACCGATTAGGTCAAGGCGGAATGCTCCACAACGGTAGAACCAGATACGCAACTCCTAAGATTCGCACCTACATAAGACCAAGCGCGAAACTAGGTAGAGGTGGCACGGAACGTTCCCTAATCGGATTCGAAGCAGTATCCCCCGGCGACGCAGTAGGGTTCGAGATACTCGACTTAGTTGGAAGTGGCCCGGACGCTGGTTCTAGAAACTCTAAGGGAATGCTGAAAAAGCTAGACGGCAAAGCTTCTCGATATGTCTGGGCGGGATACGAACGCAGAAAAGAAGGCGTGTCAGCCGCAGTCCTAGCAATCATAAATAGATATTCCACTAAGGCAAACACAAGGCTAAAGGTAATGTAATGGCAGTCAGAATACCGATTATCACCGTCTTTGATTCTAAAGGATTGAAGCAAGCTCAATACCAGCTAAATAAAGTTCGAGGCAACTTTCAAGCTCTAGGACGAAACGCTGCTATTGCCGGAGTTGGTATCGGAGTAGTCGCTGCCGCTTTAGGTAAGAGCGTCCAGAACGCAGCCGAAGCGCAAAAGATAATGGCGCAGACCGAAGCCGTTCTAAAGTCCACCGGGACTACCGCTAACGGAACCGCCGCAGATATCGCAAAGCTCTCCGAAACTCTAAGTCGTCAAACCGCAGTAGACGACGAACTAATTCAGTCGGGCGCAAACCTCCTTCTTACTTTCAAGAACATTCAGAATCAAGCCGGACTAAACAACGACATCTTCGACCAGACCGTACAAGCGACTCTAGATGTATCCCGCGCTATGGGAACGGACGCAAGCAGGGAAGCTATCCGTTTAGGTAAGGCGTTGAACGACCCGGTAAAAGGAATCTCTGCCCTTACCCGAGTTGGTATTCAGTTCACCGACCAACAGAAAGAGCAGATAAAAGCTCTAACACAATCGGGCGACCTTCTAGGCGCGCAGAAGATTGTTCTTGCGGAACTACAATCTCAGTTCGGTGGTTCGGCGCAAGCTTACGCCCAGACCTTCGCCGGACAAATAGAGCTTCTTGGAATAGAGCTAGAAAACTTCAGCGAAGAAATCGGCGTTATCGTAATGCCAGCTCTGAGAAGTCTTATGGACGGACTCCGCGAAATGGCTCCGGAGATTGGTTCTAAACTACGCGACGCCGTGAACTCCGTAGATTGGAAAGCTTTAGCTAAAGCTCTTCTTGATACAGCGACGTTCTTTCTTCAGAACGCAGAAGTGATTATCAAAGTTTCGAGCGCGCTCTTTGTTCTTAATACCGCTTACAATCTTGGTCGAGTGGCGCTTGGACTTTACAATGCGGCAGGACTAATCACTACTGCCGTTTTAGGTGGAACAGACGTAGCAGCTAAGAAGACAACTATCTCGCTTGGTTTCCTACGTTCCGCTCTACTATTCAGCGGTATTGGCGCAGCCGTCATAGCTCTTGGTTTCATCGCCGAGGGAATCTCGAAAATGAACGAAGGTGCGAGAGCTACAACTCCCACGATGACAAGCTTTGGAAGCGCAGTTCTAAAGTCCGGACAAGACGCAGATTGGGCAGCCGGAAAATACGGCGCTGCTAAGAGCGCAATCGAAGGACTAAACGGCGCGGCAGCGGGATACAAGCCTCCACTTATCGTTGGCCCGGACGCGGCAGAACGTCGAATGAATCTCGACAAGTCATTCGCTCAAAGCAGTATGACAAACTTTATGGCTGGTCTTTCCGGAAGCAAGAGTAAAAGCGGAACGCCAGAAAAGACTTACGCGCAGACTCTAAACGCAGCGGTAAAAAATCAAAAACTATTTACCAAACTAACTACTAAGAGCGGTATCTCCGAAGGATTGGCGGCAGACCTTCTAGGCGGAACTAAGGGATTAGCAACAGCTAGGAAAATCGCACAAGGCAATACGGCTTTAGCAACTAAGACTCAAAACAAGTTCAACAAGACCGCCGCGGGTATAGCAGAAATCAAAGCTCAGACCGAAGCAACTAACACCCAAATCCTAGCTGACCAACAAGAAGCGGATAGAAAACGTGATGAACTTATTGCTTCAGAAAAAGCAGCTACGGACGAACGCGAAAGAATTTACAAGTCCTTTAGCGATTCAGTAACTAGCACGTTCGCAAGTATCAAGGACGCAATCGTTGGAGCCTTTAGCCTTCCCGAACTAGGTGGTTCGACTGATTCAATTATCCGCAATATGGATAAGCTCCTAGCCCGAGTGAAGTCTTTCTCAGGAAACATTACGAAGCTAGCTTCTATGGGACTAGACCCAGCACTACTTCAGCAAGTAATTTCGGCTGGGCCAGTTGCGGGCGCACGACTAGCCGCAGGGCTAGTAGCCGGGGGAGCAGACGCACTAGGACGAATCAACGCGGGCTTCGGAGAGATTCAGACTTTAGGTTCCGAAATCGGTATGACCGGAACTCAGTCGAGATTCAATAACACAACGCAGCAAAGCGTATACAACATAAACGTAGAAGGTGGAGTTGGTTCTGGAGCGACTATTGGAAAAGCAATCGTTGACGCTATCAAGGCTTACGAAAGAACTTCTGGCGCAGTTTGGCAGGGCGCATAATGTCAGCCCCGGCTCTAAAGGTAGAGCTAGGTCTTGACTTAGGTAGCAACGACCCTTTCGCTTTTCGACTTGACGACGCGGTAAAAGGTGTTCTAGATAACGTAGATTATACACTAGGCGGAACGAAGCTCTTTGACATTTCTTCCCGTCTTGTTTCGGTCGCCGTGCGTCGAGGAAAGTCGCAAGCTCTCGACCGCGTTGACGCTGGAGTGGCGACAATTACGGTGGACAACTTTGACCGACTTTTTGACCCGCTCTATGAAGCCGGACTTTATTACGGGCAGCTTATCCCCCGGCGCGAGGTAGTTATTAGCTCTAATAATTATCCGGTCTTCAACGGCTTTATCGACGACTTCGATATTCAGTATGAACCGGGAAAGAAGTCGGTAGTCTCAATCGCGGTTTCGGACGCCTTCTCCGTTCTAGCTAACTCTTCTCTCGACGAATTAGTTCCCCCAAGCGAACTAGCAGGAGCAAGAATTGAACGCGTCCTAGACCTCCCTGAAGTTAGCTGGCCGGAAGATAGAAGAGAGATAGACCCGGGAAATACACTTATGCTCGATTCGGTAGTCACCGAAGGCACGGGAACACTTAGCTATCTTCAGCTTGTAGAAACTAGCGAGTTCGGAACTATCTTTATTTCCCGCGAAGGCAACGTAGTCTTTAGGGAAAGAAACTCCGTCCCAAACGTTATCGACGTAGTCTTTGCCAATACAACAGTAGACCCGCTTCTTACTGCCATTCCTTTTATCGACGTGAACATTGTCTACGGTTCTGAGAATCTTTACAATCGTATTTTTCTAGAAAATGACGAAGCTATCCCAGACACAGGATTCGCGGAAGACCTAGACAGTCAAGCTCTCTACGGTGTTCGCGTTTATGATAAGTCCGGGCTGCTAGTCCAGAATCCCGCAGACCTTCAGTTTCTATCCGACTTCTTACTAGCGCGATTCTCCCAGCCACAATACCGATTCGAAACCGTCACCGTATCGCTAGACAACATTCCTACGGAGAAACAAGACCTAGTTCTAGACTTAGAAATCGGCGACATTGTTCAAGTCAAGTATTTACCTTCTGAAGTTCCCCCGGCTATCGAGCAGTATTGCCGGGTAATCGGAATAAACAATAGCTGGGACAACAACAGCAAGAACATAACATTCAGTTTGGAGCGTCTAGATTTCGCAATCTTTATACTAGATGACGCCGTTTTGGGTGTCCTAGACGACGACCGCCTTGCTTACGAGTAAAATAGAAGAAAGACATAAGGAAAACAATGCCTAGAAAAACCTTTACCGCTGGAGAAGTTCTTGCGGCAGCCGACGTCAATTTATACCTGAGCAACGAAACGACACTTACCGTTTCAACAGCTTCGACCTACACAGTTCTTCCCGGCGACCGCTACAAGATTCTAGAGTTTGATTCAGCTTCGGCTCAAACTATAACGATTGGAACCGCAACGGCTTTTCAAGCTGGAGAACGTGTAGACATTCTTCAAGACGGAGCCGGAACTGTAACAATAACCCGGGACGGAACCGCAACTTCACTCTTCGGGCGCGGAACCGCTGGAACTGCTTACAGAATTGGTCAGCGCTATGACGCTGTATCTGTTATCTGTGTTGCTTCTAACTCTTACCGCATTATTGGTAACGCAACGGCAGTCTAACCATGGCACTAAGTCCTTTGGGTATATTGAGTGCTAGTGCTACTCGTGCTATTTCTAATCTCATACATTTTTTAGTCATTGCTGGTGGCGGTGGCGGTGGTTCTACTTCTGGCGGTGGCGGTGGTGCTGGTGGTTATAGAACAAGCTTTAGCACATCTGGCGGTAATTCTTCCGCTGAATCAGCTCGTGTCATTGGCACAAACATTATTCTTGGAACTAATTACACAGTTACCGTTGGAGCTGGTGGTCCAGGAGCCTCTAATACAGGTTCAGCTGGTCGTACTGGTGAATCAGGGTCAAACTCAACTTTTTCAACCATAACTTCTACTGGCGGTGGCGGTGGTGCTGGAAATGGTTACAATGGCCCCGCTCTATCTGGTGGTTCTGGTGGTGGTGGTGGAGTTGAGCTAAATGAAGGTGGTGCTGCTGGAACTGCTAATCAAGGTTTTGCTGGTGGAAGTACGGCTGGTGGCGGTGGCGGTGCTAGCTCAGTCGGCTCAAACTCTTATGGTAATGGCGGTACTGGACTAGCTTCAACAATTACAGGTACATCTATTGGTCGTGCTGGTGGCGGTGGCGGTGGTGCTAGGTCAATTGACGGGCAAAATACTGCTGGAACTGGAACTAGTGGTGGTGGAAATGGTGGAAACGCAGTCACTTCTGTTTTTGCTACAACTGGAACTATAAATACTGGTGGTGGTGGTGGTGGTGGTGACTACGCCGTGAATAGTGCTTATAGGATTGGGGCAGCAGGTGGTTCAGGAGTGGTAATTTTGAGGTATGACAGTAACTACACAATTACAATCGGAGCTGGACTTACTGGCACTACGGCGGTTGTTGGAGATGACAAGGTTACAACAATTACACAAGGTACTGGAAATGTGAGTTGGGCATAATGGCACATTACGCATTTTTAGATGAGAACAACATTGTGACGGAAGTAATTACAGGAATTGACGAAACCGAACTTATAGAGGGTCTTGATACTGAAATTTGGTACGGAAACTTTAGAGGTCAAGTATGTAAAAGAACAAGCTACAACGGGAAGATTAGAAAGAACTACGCTGGGCAAGGCTTTAGCTATGACCCTCAGCGTGATGCTTTTATCCCACCAAAGCCATTTCCTAGCTGGCAACTTATTGAAGAAACCTGCCAATGGGAAGCACCAACACCGTACCCAACAGATGGCTTTACCTACATTTGGAACGAAGCCGAACTAGCTTGGGAGCTAGTGGACTTCTCTGGCAATAACTAATGGCTGAGGAAACAACTGGGGTACGCATTACCCAGCAAGCAATTTACGCCAAGCAACTAGAACACGGTGAAATTCTTGTTCGGCTTCTTGAAAAGCTAGACCACCTAGACGACATTCCGGAGCGTATCCGGGAAGTTGAACTAACGCTTGCCCGTTTAGCTTGGATTGAGAAGATTGCTTACACCGGACTTGCCGCAGGAATCACCGGACTAGCTTCGGCTCTATTTTCTCTTCTTGTAAAATAGAATTATGCGTTTCCCTTTTGATAAGCCAATCCCAAGAATCTCTTCGCCTTATGGCTGGAGAATTCACCC